AATGGATTTTTTAAGATTCCATTTTTTTGCATTTATATTACTTACTGGAGCTGCCATTTTTTTTAATGCAAATATACACTTTATTGCTGTTATCGTACTAAAATTACACTAATAACTATAATAGTTGCTGTTATTTAGTAGTTAGCACCAACCCTAAAAGAGCCGTGCCTGTGCGATATGATTTTTAAAACGCTTTTCTTGTTTCTCATAATAATCTTTGTCAATTTCAAATCCGATAAAGTTAAACCCGCCCTTCTCACAAGCGATTCTACTGCTACCGCTCCCCACGTGTGTATCTAAAATCAAATTGCCTTCGCTCGCATATTGGTTTAAAATCCAGTCGTAAAGTTTAACTGGCTTTTGTGTTGGGTGTATAGTTCCTTCTTTTAGCAATTCAACTCTGTTAATTTTTACAACTCGTGTAGCTTTATTAAAACTACTAAAAGCCAGTTCTGCATCACTCATTGTTAATCCTTCCTGCCCTTTGTACCATACAACCCACCCCTTTGTTGGTTTATTAATATGTTCTACAAAGTAATTCGCCCCCCAAATAATTTGATTTTTAGATACACGCCACAATTCAGCAAAGTATTCAGGTTGTGGTATTTCATTATCCCATCCTTTAAAATCATGGGCTTTTCTGTTTGCTTTCGGGTTTTTATTATTAATACTTTGCTTTTGTCCGTCAATCCCAATACCATAAGGCGGGTCAACTATTGCAAGGTCAAAATATTGGTCAGGAAAGCGTTTTAAACCCTGTACACAATCTTCGTTATAAACCACCGAAAAAGGGCAGGTGCTAACATCATGTATAAAACATGGTGTGGTTTCTGCGTTATTTAAAGTTTCGTTCATTATATTAAGTTATTTATAATTTGATAGTTAGGTGGTTTCTATCCCACCACGTTTCATACACGTTAACCGTTATCGGCAACCTTAATACAAGTTCTCCGAAATGAGTATAGATTCTTCTTCATTTTCACTTGCTGCTAATCCGAATTGAATTTGATTATTCTCCTTTGCTATACTCCAACCTTCTTTTCGGTCAACATACCTATCAAGTGATGTAATGAATCCTTGATGCTTCCTTTGGTCTTCTGTTGTCATTGAATTTATTAAAGTTCCAATTCTTTCATTTGGCGTTTGATTAGTCAATGATTTTATAGTTTGATAACAATTATGGTGTCTTCTACCACAAATTACAAAACCGCTTTCAATGTTTTTAGGTTGTGCTTCGTGCTTTAATCCGTCATTTACCCAAATTGCAGCACATAAAATAAATTCCTTCATATAATTGATTTAAAATGATTAATAACAAAAGGCAGCCGATAACACGCAATAAAGCCCATTTGGCTGCTTAGTTCGGTGCAACTTGACAAGTTTGAATAAGCCAAACGTGCCTTATTGCCACCGTTATCGGCAACCTAAAAAGACAGCGTACCTTGTTTGATACTTTCTGAAATTCTTTTGATTGACTTGTCAATGTATTCTTTGTCTATTTCGCATGCTGTTAGGTGTAAATTCATTTTATCTAATCGGTTTGCCTTATCAACTGCCAAAGCTATTGAACCGCTACCGAAGTGAGTGTCTAAAATCTTTGAGTTTTTATTTGAGTATCGTTTCAAAATCCAACTATACAACTCTATTGGTTTTTGTGTAGGGTGTATTTTTTGTTTATCTTCAACGCAAACATGCAACTTATTGTAAATTTTTGCGGGTATTTTACAATTTGTCCAAGCCATTTCACACATAGCAAAACTAAAATCCTCTGCATTTGATTTTTGCCATATAATAAAATATTCACTTGTTGGTAACTCAAAGTTGTTTGCTCCCCAGATAATTTGATTTTTACTTACTCTAAATAGTTCGTTAAAATACTCTGTCGTTGGTTTTTCATTATTCCATTGCCCATTTTCGCTCCCATGTTTATTTACGTGGCTTCCACCTTTTTTAAATCGTTCCAAACCATAAGGAGGGTCAACAATAGCCAAATCAAAATATTTATCAGGATATTGAGCTATTAAGTCCATGCAGTCACAATGATACAATGAAAGAAAAGGCAGCCGATAACACTCGCTATAAGTAATGGCGGGTGCAGTTGGTTGTTTATCGTTTGTGCTTCCTATTGTCATTTGTTGTAATTTGATAATGAGTAGTACTAAAACCGCCACTACTCATAGCGGGCAACGTTATGTGCCATTTTAAAGAACGACACTACTCTCAACTTCATTTCCCCAAACATCCCAACCTTCACGCTCTCTACGAGCAAATAATTCTAATCTCGGAGCGCATGAAACCGTTTCTATTAAGTCTTGAAAAATGAATAAGTAGAAATTGTTCCTTTAGCGGGATGTTATGCGCCATGCCGAAAGACCAAGATACATTCGTGTTGCACCCTGCTTTTAGCATTTTGCCCGAACCCCATTCTCGGAGTTTCAATTTTAATTTCGTCAATAAGTTTCATTCCAAAATTCAACAGGGTTTGTTTGTGCCAATCTACAACAGCAATAACTTGCCCTTTTCGGATATGGTCGGAAACATTTACTATCATCAGTCCGTTTGGCTTTAATACTCGCAAACATTCGCTGTATATTTCAATGTGTTTTTGTCTGTATTTCTCGCCCCATTGCATTTTACCTGTGTTATTCTCATCAAGTGGTCTGCCCAAACAATGTCTATAAGTAATTCGTTTACTTGCGTCTTTTGCATTGTGGTGGTCAGCCATTCTGTTGCCGTATGTAGGCGAAGTACATATAGCATCAAAAGAATTACTTTCAGCCCACTTCATGTTTGCTGCATCTCCGATATGCCATTCATCTACATCATATTTACCATTTTCCGCCCACTCACACTCCAGTTCATTGCATACTACCTTCCCCCTAAATCCGTATTGTTTAATTAGGGCAAGTTTTCCAATCCCACCAAAAGGGTCAAGTACATTGGCACAACCAAAAAGTAATTCCGAAAATTTTGGAATGAAACTTTCTGTGTATGTAGCGGGGTGCTTAACCGAAGAAGGCACAGGCGCATAACACTCGCTATAAGTAATGGCGGGTGCAGTGGGTAATTTATTGTTTGTTCTTTCTATTGTCATTTGTGTAGTTTGATAAGTGAGTAGTTCTAAATCCGCCACTACTCATAGCGGAAACCGTTATGTGTAACCTTAAAAAAGCACGCATTGTCGTTTGTGGTTCTTGAATCGTTCTACCGCCGCCCGATAATAGTCGGGGTCGAGTTCAATGCCAACAAATGTAAGGTTCTTTTTGTCTAAGGTGTTTGCTTTGTCTATTGCTATTGCAATTGAGCCACTTCCTAAATGGGTGTCAATAATTTTGAAGCCATCTTTTGAATATTTAGTTAAAATCCAATCGTATAAATCAACTGGCTTTTGTGTTGGGTGTATCCTACCATCTTTATCAGCATTTACAATCCGCTTTTTGTATATTTTTGCTGGAGTATTCATGCTTGTCCATGCAAATTCACACATCGCCATAGTGAAGTCCTCGGGCTGTATTTTATCCCATATTAAAAAGCACGATGTTGGCTCTAAATGTTCAAACATATAATTGCCCCCCCATATAATTTGTTCCTTGCTTATTCTCTTTAATTCAGCGAAGTATTCGGCATTTGGGATGCAACTATCCCCACCTGCAAAATGTTTGTAGTCTTTTTTACTATTCCCTACTTTCCCACCACTCATCTTTATCCCATACGGCGGATCAACAATAGCCAAGTCAAAATACTTATCGGGATATTGTTTCATAATAGCCATATTGTCGGCATTGTAAAAAGTAAAAAAAGGCTGCACATAACAATCGCTATAAGCAATGGCGGAGTTTGTGCTGTTATTATCGTTTGTGCTTTCTATTGTCATTTGTGTAGTTTTATAAGTGAGTAGTACTAAACCGCCACTACTCATAGCGGGAACGTTAGTGGCAAGCTAACACCACTCACCATCAACTCTGACGATTTCAGAGCGTTCAAGTTCAAAAGACTCTCCAGTATCTTCGTCTTTGACGCTTTCTTTCCAGTGTATTCTTCCGACTAATTTGCC